CTGAACTAGCATTCATTATTTTGTCTTGAAGTTCACCTAAACCTTCATACAGAGATTTTCCGTCTTTAGCATAGGCAACCGTAGCTTTCGATAAACTACTCAACGCTGCATTCCCATCAACACCGGCTTGTTCGAATTGACCCATCAAAGTAACACCCTCGCCGAAACTAAGACCTAACTGTTTGATTTGCGGGGCACCTTTTATAGCCGAATCAAATAGACTATCGACTGCTTGACCAGTATTTTGAGACGTTTTGGTTGTAACGTCTAATACTTTATTCAAATCATCATAGGACAAATCATAGGCTTCGATAGCCTGCCTTGCATAGATAGCGGATTGAGAAACGTCTGTGCCATTAATTTCAGAAAATTGAAGAATATAGTTGGTCGAATCTTCAAGTTTTTTATCCATGAACCCCAATTGGGTATTCACTTCTCCAATTGCTTCTCCGACCGTTTGTAGTTCTAAGTGAGTATTTGAGCCAACGTTTTCAAATGAAGTTGCCAAACTATCGGCAACATCTCCTGTTGCTCCAGTTTTAGTTATGATCGTATCTAACGCTTCATCAACTTCTGAGAATGCAGCTAGCCCTGCCGCTCCAGCTGCCATGATCGGAGCTGTAACGCCAATGGACATCTTCTTACCGACATTTGAAACCTTTTCGCCAGCTTCTTCGATTTTTTGTAACTTTTTGGCTGTATCAATAGATACATCGCCTTGTTTTTTTAACGCTTCATTTGTTTCATCCAAAGCGGCCTTTAATTTATTTTGTCCCGTTTCGGATTCAAGCATCTTCTTATAAAGTTTTTCAGATTCTGCTGAGTACTTACCAGTTTCTTCTACTGATTTTTCATATTGTTCTCGCAAAAGTTCTGTTCGTTTTTCAGCGAGCGATAACTGATTTTCGAGTTTCTTTTTCGCAGCAGTCAGTTTTTCAGTTGCTGTTGCGTCTTTATCCATAGCAGACACTTGGTTTTTGTACTCAGTAGCTGCTAAGTTCATTTCACGATTGATTTCCTTGATCGTTTTAGAGTAATTGACTTCTCCATTTGTCTTGAAATTCAAGACTGTGTCTACCTCTCTTACGGCCATCTTAGCACTCCTTTCCTACCACCAAGGGCTTTGATCCATTGTTCTCGTTTCCGGCGGTTCAAACTCCGTATTACTTTTCAACCACTGGATATAAGATTTAAGCCACAAGTTAGGTGTTGATTTTAAAAAAAATTCCTCACTCCAATTAAGTAGAGTGAGGGCAACATAGAGATAGAAGCTCCATGGAGTTCCTATCTCTTGTGTTTCTTCTTGTTTTTTGCGTTTTTCTTTTGAGGAGTTTGATAATCTTGTGGCTTCTTCGATTTTTTTAAGTCTTCAACCTGAAACTTCTGATTACTAAAAATTTCCATGCATGCCCCATAAGCCTGTAAGACATCGCCGTTCATACCTAAGAATTTGAAGATAGTTTGAGGATCTTCTTCTAAACCGCCAGTCCGAAGCATTCCATAGATCAACGAGCGCATGATTTTTAAATCAGCAGGCGTCAAATTACGAGAATTGATCTCCCCATCGCTTTTATTGATCAAAAGATTCATATCATTTTCGAACTTTGAGTAATCTTCGCCGTATACATCTGCAATATATTCCATCGTTTCCATAGTAAATACAACGGGAAAGTCATGCCCTTTAATATTAACCACACGAGAGTTGCCTAAGTCGTCAATATTAATTCCGTAGTCAACTAATCTAGCCATTACTCGCCAACACCCACTGGAGGAGTAGCTGCAGCAATTGTTTGCCATTGTTGTTCAGAATAGATTGGTTGAGCAATGAATTTTTCGAACAATTCAATTGATCCAGTAGTTCTATTTGAATCAAAACTTGAATACATTACATTGTTGTAATTCAAGCCAGTTGCTACTAGGTTTGCCGTTACGTCATCGATCTTCGTTTCATCTTCTTCAGTTGCGTACTCTTCATCAATTACATTAGATAACTGAGTTTTCGGATACCATACTGCTTTGCGGCCACCACCTTCAATTTTCCCGATAAATCCAAAAGCAAAGAATGGATATTCTCTTGCAATATTCTTAGAAAATGTTACACCACTTTCAGCAACCAAGCCTTTCAATTCATCCATGACATCAATAGGAATGCCCACATGGTCCAATCCTAATTCGTGTTTTGTTTCTCGTGATACACGACGGAACATCTTGCTTGATGCCCATTTTTCTAACGTTGTTCCGTTACCTTTTACAGCCAGTTTTGTAGCAATAGGTAGTCTTACAATTTCGCCATATTCTGGTGCTTGGTTTACGCCATCTTGTGCCTCGGGAGACATCATAGCGATCAAGATATCCTCAAGGCCTTCAAAATACAATACATCTGTTTTCCCCAAATTAATTACCTCCCCAAAGATCCATGATCTTTTGTGTCATGATTTCTTCGATTTTATTTTTGTTCTGTTCGTAAGTCCCACTAGCAAAGTTCTGCGCTCTTTGATTAGTGGTCCCGTTTTCTGCGAATCTCCAATAATATGCTGTATCTTCGAAAGCAACTCTTACTCTGTCCTTCTCGACTACAACTTTTATTTGGTCTCGCATATGCTTTCTTTTCATTAAGCTTTTAGGTATACGTGGCAACATTTTGTCGACATAGAAATTTGCGGCTTCTTCTAATGACTCCAAAGAAACTTTGACAGGATCTACCCTGCTCAACTCGCCCAATATATCAGACATTTCAGCAAATCCATTCTTATTACTAGGCATCTTCGACACACCTCACATAAGTATAAAAATTGGTGATTGTATCATCATTTTCATCGCCTTGGATACCTACAAAATCCGTATAGAGAATACCTGCGTTTTCCAATGCATGTTCCAGAACGCTCAAATCTTGTTCTGTACCTGCCGTAAATAATGACACTTGATAATAAGGCATTCGTTTATGGACTTTTGAAGAAGCCATTTTTTTACTTTTGCTAACATTTGAATAAATGATATATGGATAATTCGTACCCTTAACTGCTTTATCACGCGTAACTGGCAATTTTGTTGCTTTGAGGGCGGTTTTTAAGTCATCCAAATTAATTAACATGCGTCAAACTCAACTCCATTTCACGCGTTTTTGGCAAGGTATAAATACGAGTGATGTTATACGCAATACCGTCAATTTTAATGCCGTTTGTCTTCTCGTTGATAGATTTATCCCAACGGCATTTAATACGCCTTACAACGTCTGTCTTGGCTTGCTGTGAGAGGTATTTTTCTTCCGCTGTGATACCAATCTCGATATAATACAAATCACGCACTTTCGTTCTAACTTCCACAGGTCTATCATTGTCATCTATTGTCTCTTTAATTTCTTGCAATTCTGCAATCCATTGCAAATTATTCAACAGGCTCATCAGTCAGCACCTCCAAAGCAAATATAGGTTCTAAAGCTGATAAAGCGGATTGTAAATCATCGGAAGATAATCGGTGTTCGTACATTACTGTAGTTACCATGATTTCTAAATACTCTTGCTCATAGCCAATTTTCTTTTTTACATATCGTTTCGCGGAATCCGCATAAAAAGAGAGCATAGAATCATCCATGCCCTCCTCTAATCGGATATGTTTTTTTAGGTTATCTAACAAATTACTTTCCAATCTATTCACCTACCAATTCCAATAATTCTGATTTAGTAGCATTGGATTTGTAAGAAATACCAACCGTATCTAAATAGGCTTTGATTTCCACAACAGTATTGTCACTAGTCGGCTTTTCTAAGTCGGCTACCCCTAACGAAGTAGGGGAGATTCTCCACCTGCTGCAACTTTTAAGTGAGCAAACGCTTGAGTGTATGTCACAGCCCAATCAAGCACTGTGTACCCTTGATAACGAGTTTCACGAGCTACTACACTGCGTTCAGTTTGAATAGAGAATGGTTCGTTCGTATTTTGAACCACACCTGCAGCTGGATTACCTAATACAACTTCGCCTTCTGGAGCACCATCATCTTCCACAACCGGAATACCAAAGATAGTACCGACACCACCATCAACAACCTCTCGAATAAAGATAGGACGACCAGTGCCGTCTACCACTGTTGCTAAATCATTCCAAATTGTCGTAGATTTCGCATAAAATTTAGCGCCATTTGCAAATTGAGAAGCTAATTTAGAACGTAAATTTGTAATATCAGCATATCCAATTGTATCAGTCGCAGTCACAACTTGTGGAGTTCCTACTTGTTCAGATAAAACAGTTAATACACCTTTAGGTTGTTTCACACCAGTTCCAGTAAAAATAGCTTTACCCAAAGTGCGTCCTACACGATCAGCGATTTCAGCTTGGATGTACGGAATGAACTCTTCGATTGACATTGCTTCTAACTTAAACGACACGCGGACTAGTTTAGCTACTTCAAATCCAGTCAACGTGATTTCAGCAAATGTATTTTCCTCGTCAACAGCTGGAGTGCCTTCGTCTACAAATGATGCGTCACCAGCATCTACTGAAACGTGCTGTTTGATAGTTAAATTGCCTCGAACGTTCAATTTGCGAATTGCGCCATAAAACGGATGTTGTTCTTCAATTAAACCTAAAATTCCTTGCATTGTTGTTTCTGGAATCAAAATTGGTTGATTCGCTACTTGGTGAGTATATGCAGCGTTATTTACTTTTTCGTATGCAACTTTATCTTGTGGATCAAGTTCACGCCCCATTAAAATCTTCGCAAATACTTCTTCATATTTTGGTGTTACTACATCTTTTACTTCTTCAACTTTTGTCAAATTTGCCACCTCTTCTGGTTTTTTATTTTCCAATGATTTATTTTCAATTTTCACTGGTTTTGGTTCTTCAAAGATTGCTTTAGCTTCTGGACTATCTTTCATTAATTTATCCAGAGCTGCATTCGCTTCTGCTGTCTTGCCTTCTTCTAATAATTTTTGAATTTCTTCAAAGTTCATTTTTTGTCCTCCTTGAAACGCAAAAAACGCAACTTAGCTTCTGCTAAATCCCGTTCTTCTTTGTCCTTCATATTTTGTAGTTTTTTGATAAATGACGAATTGGCTAAACTCTCGAAACCAGCTACTAAAAGTAACTCGCTTTCCGAATCTTTAACCATTCCATCAGCAAATCCATAATCAATTACTTCTTGTGCGGTCATGAATGTTTCATTAGCCATTAATTCTGCTAAGCCTTCTTTGTCTAGTCCTGTTTTTGCTGCATAAGCGTCTAGCAAAGAATTTTCAACGGTAGTTAATAGTTGAGCCGCTTTTTCCATATCCTTTTTCTCACCACTAACATCAGCTAGTGTTGGATTGTGAATCATAAACGTAGATACAGGACTTACAAGCACTTCATCAAATGCGCATGTAATCAATGTACCGATACTGGCTACCAAACCGCTTAACTTAACAGTTGTTTTGCCTTCGTAACTTTTAATAATGTCGTAAATCTCTTGTCCGGCGAATACGGAACCGCCGTTTGTGGTCAATGTAATTTCTACATCTTCACTTCCAGCGTCTTCTAATGCTCGTTTGACGTTACCTGGATAAATTGAATCTAGGTCAAACCAATCAAACAATTTACCAACATTGTCAGAAACAACATCGCCTTTAAGTTGAATCTTCTTCATTTGCATCCCCCTCTCGTTTATTATTTTGGTCTAATCTGTCTGTATCCTTGCGTAGCAAACGAACGTCGCCGCCTTCGACAGGTTCCAATCCTAAAGCAATCATTCTGTATTCATTTACAGTCATTACTCCGCGGTCTAACCAACCAACCATTTGTAACTTCGTTTGCATACTTGCAAATTGAAGATTGTTGGATTCAAACATAATTGAATTACCTAGTGCTCTTTCTCGCCTACTAAAAAAAGCCTTTGTAAATCCATCTGATAGTTGGATCAAGACTGGCTCGATTTGTGTTTCATAATATGCTATCCACTGGTTTTCAGTAAAATCTGATTTGACAATGGAATCATTGGAATTAAATAAATCTAAGATACGTTGTCTTGTTGCATTCGATTGCTCTTTTTCCGGAACATATGAATATGGCTGTACTTGAATTGCATCTGCTTTGGAATCGACACCAGCCGCGCCAATTCCTTCTGAATCTGTTCGAAGAAAATCTTCAACAAACTGTTTTGTATTTTCCTTGATATCTTCTGGACGTAAGGTTTGATTAAATTTCAACAACCACTTCACAACGTTTGAGTTTCGAATCGCCGCTATGATTCCTTGGTCAGTCGTTTGAACGACTTCAAGCAATGGCAAGAGAGACGGCGCTAGACTATCGCCTAATATTTCGTTTGAAGTAAAGTCATTTCGTAAATGGATTAAATCTCTGTATTTAAACGTATACGTTTTTCCATCCCTCAAAATAAACTTGATAAAATACTCACCACTAGGACTAACTAATAACTCTAAAGAGTGAGAAACGATTGGATAAAGCGCAATAGGCTTTCCGTTATCATCTTTTTCCACATAAATAAAGGCATTCCCATTTACCCGATACTGCCAAATCGTTTTTTCAAGCAGCATTTGCATGCTCATCAAAGCGTTGGGTTCCTGGAGCACCATCGATACAGCAATGTTAGGATTAATCTTGTCGCCAAATCTATGCTTAGGAACTGTCTTTCCTACTGCATTTGCAAGAGGGCGCACAGCGCTTCGAACAATGTCGGCTTCATAAACATTCCCGCTAAATCCAACAAATCCAGAACTAGGCTCATCAATCATTTGAAACTTCGTTACAGTTTTCGGAGTTTCGTTTACTTTCCGATTAAATAATTTCAATTTCTCACCCCTTTCTATAAAGACGGTAGCCTATTTGGTCGACTTCAATTTAACAAAGTCGTTACCATTTAAATTGTTGTACATTTCTTCTGCTTTTTTCTTGCTAAAGAAACTAACAATTTTAATTTGTAAGATTTTCAAATAAATTGTTTTCTTAATCTTTAAGTGGATTGTCACATTTCCGTGATTCTTTTCTTCTGCCACAAAAATCACCCCTTTCTAAATTCAAAAGTATTTAATTACTTTTCAAAAGCATATCCCGCAATATTGTTAAGCATGAAAGTGGCTTTCCGTCGAACCTGTGTGCTAATGCCAAAATATTCAAACATAATGTAACCTAGCCCTAGTTCTTCTTTAAATTCTGAAACCATTTCGTATTTGCCCGTTCCGCCATTATTAAACCAAATAATTAAACTTTTATTTTCCATTACATCCATTCCTTTCTAAATCAATCCTGAATACTCTTCTAAATATCTTTCATACGTGGCATAGGCATCTAGCAAGCTTGCCAAACCATCAATGCGTTTTCTAGGATTGTTTCCCTTGACAGGTTTTATGTTTGCGTTCTCGTCCGTTTTTACACGCGTGTTCGATATACACCATTTCAACAAACCGTTATTGTTGTAATTGATTCGTCCAATCGTTAAGTCAGCGCCCAATGCTTTCATCGGTGCAGAGAGAGAACGGAAACCTTGGAATACTGATTCTGGAACTGATGGACCAAAAATATTTTTCAACTCATCAATTAAATAAACCGAACTCCACCCATCGTAGCCGATTTTAAATGGATAAATATCATATTCATCACGCAATTTTAAAAACCATTTTGTTATATCTTTGTAGTCCACTTTGCTTTCTCCCGACAACGTAATGATTCCTTGTTCTTTCCATTTGTCATATGGCACTCGGTCATCTTTGATTCGTTCTTCAAACAAATCAGCCGGCATAAAATACTGTTGCAAGATATATAATTTTTCTGGGTTATCTTTTAATGCAAATAAAGCAGTTGCACACGTCAAGTCAGTAGTTGCTGATAAGTCAACGCCTCCAACAAAATAACGAGGTTTTAATTCCTCTACGTTAAACGTTGCTTCGTTGTTAAAATCATTAAAGCTTAACCAAGCGTCCGTATCTGATTCATTGATATTAAATTCTTTGCATAACATATTTCGGACCATACGAGGATTTTGTTTTGCAAGGTCCACTTTTTCTTTTAATGATTGATATTTTTTAATTACGCCAATTCCAGGATTAGCTTTAATCCACATTTCTTCATTTCGCCATTCTTCCGGATTATCCAACTCATACATAAAAGGCAACGTACGTTCATCTTGGTAACCTTCTTGATTATCCCAACCGTTGATGATGTCGCCCATCTCTTCTCGTAGCTCGTCAAATATATCTTCTCGTGTCGTTCCAGAAGTTGTCGTAATTAAAATTAAAGGTTGTTCACGTGCTGACATACTATCAACGATAACATCATAAAGCGGACGACCACCACGCCCCCGCCAAGAATGGATTTCATCCATCAAAGAACAGTGGGCATTTAAACCGTCCAAACTATCCGAATCACTTGCC